AACGAATCAGTAACCGTAAGTTTGATGATGGCAATAGAAGGCGCTGTCCTAGAACTTATCAATATAGGGTACGAAAGGAGCTTCTGGAAACATGATAAAAAAATTAATTAGTGTTATATTCTTATTAACATTGGCTAGTGCCGCATATGCTCAAGATAATGAAATATATGTGGATCAATCTGGTGCAACTGCAAATATAGATTTTGAACAACTTGGTACAGGGAACCTTATTACAGGGCTTTCTGGAATATCAGGAACACCCACAGCGTTAGACCTTGACGGATCATCTATGACGTTAGATATTAATATGATTGGCTCTACCAATAAGTTTCTCGGTGATATGTGGGCAGATACTTTTACTGGATTGTACAGCTTCACAGGCAGCACAAATACATTTACAGTACAGATTGACCCAACTAACACCTATGGTGCTGACAGCAGCAACCAAAACGTGCAGGTTATAGGCAGTAGTAATACATTTGTCTTGAATCAAGCAACCTCTGCCTTGGCAGACAGCTTAGACCTTGACTGGTTAGTGCAGGGATCAAATAATACAGTTACAGCAAACATTGATATTGATAACGCCACAAACTTCCTAGACATAGATGGCTCCGACAATACTGTTACCTATGATGGTGACGGTGTTACCGCAAGTGCAGGTGGATACTTCTATTTAGACCACACTGGTGGCAGCAGGACTTTCAATGTCCAACAACAGAGTACATTAAATAATGACTGGGTTAAGATTAATTCTACTGGCTCTAATGGTACTGTCTGTGTCATTCAGAACGACCAAGGCACAGCAGTCGGTTGTTAATATTGGTGGGGTATCTGAGTTAAACGGTACGGCGCGTATATTAAGAGGTAGGCCTTACGATGCTGAGTTGGACTTTGCCATACAAAGTAATGATGAGGCTGTCACTACCAATGGTAGGATGGCTATTACATTTCTAGATGATAGTACTGTTCAGTTAACAGAGCACTCTCAACTGTATATAGACGAATACATATATGATCCTGATCCAACTAAATCTAAGATGGCTCTTACGTTTGGGTTAGGTACTGCTAGGTTTATAACAGGTAAGCTTAATAGAATATCAAAGCAGAACATTAAACTAAGAACACCTACAGCTAATATTGCTATACGAGGAACAGACTTCACTGCGACAGTAGATGAACTAGGGAGAAGCCTTATTATTCTTTTACCTGATGAGTTTGGTCTCTCAAGTGGGGAGATTGAAGTTGTAACTGCAATGGGCAGTGTCCTCTTAAGCAAACCTTTTGAAGCTACTACAGTATCTGTATTTGAATCAGCCCCTAGTAAGCCTGTTATTCTAGATCTTACCTTAGATGGAATAGATAATATGTTAATCGTTTCTCCTCCTAAAGAAGCCGTAGAGCTAATAGAAGAGCGAAGTGCGCAGGCTGCTAATATCCTTGATTTTAATGGTTTGGATATGGATGTCCTAGCAGAAGACTTTTTAGGTGAGGATGAATTGGAGTTCACAGAGTTAGACATTGACTATCTTGATGGTAACTTCCTGGAAGACTTGCTTAACGTGCTCGATGCCCTTGCAGTTACTAAGCAGGAGGATGGGTTAGCCAGCTCAGGTGCTGTTAAAATTACAGGCACTGCTTTTGGGCAAGATAAAGATACACAAGTTACTTCATTCATAAATGGTGAAACACTAAGTATACAACGGAGTGTCAGTAACTTTGCGCAAATAGATGTTGACAAAACAGGAGGCTATACTGTTATATTCACCCAAGACGGTGTAACCAGAGCTATCACCATTAATGGTGGTGGCACTAGCACAATAACAATGAGTCAGGGGGGCTAATGATAGGCTTGGCTTGCGGTGTAGCGCTGTCACTGCATGTAAATTTAATGGATAGGGATTATAATAGTGTACACCCTTACTGCCAATATGAATCCGAAAAAAATTACATCGTTGGAGCATATTATAATTCTGTATACAGACCTAGTTATTTTGTAGGATACAAATGGCACTTAAATGATGACACCTCAATAGATTATGTATTAGTACATGGTTATAAACAATACCCAATACTTCCGATAATTAAATTAAATTACAAATATACATTTGTTATGCCTGCAGTAGACAATGACCAAGTTGGTATTGTTGTAGGTCTGGACTTCCAATTTTGAATAATAAGTAATAGAAGCTAATGAAAAAATATATAATTCTCATACTGATAGTTTTAAGTATACCGATAATAATGCAGAGCATTCCTACCGAAGTACTAAAGCTCAGAACTTTTGACGCATTAGTTCAAACTCCCGCAAGTAGCGGAAATTTCATAGTCCTGAATATTACAGAAGATGATGTAGAACGAGAAGGAGGCTATCCATTCCCTCGTTACAGACTGGCTGAAATACACAAGAGCATTATGGAAAAGGGTGCGTTAGGGATTGGTTGGGTTATCTCATTTCCACAAGCAGATAGGTTGGGTGGGGACGTAGAATTTGCAAGAGAATTAATTACTAGTTCAAGTGTTATTGCGATGTTTGAGAATGGTAAAGGGATATATCCTACTCCGACAGGTACAGTTGTTAAGGGCGATAACATAGGAGGGGTATTTACTACAGGTGTTAAGTCTAATATAGAGATCTTAGCCTCTAGTGCTCTTGAAGGTATTGCAATTGCTCCAACTGAGGTTGACAATCTAGTGCGGCGGATCCCCTTACTACTCAGAACACCCGATGGATGGATTGCCTCATTTGGAACACAAGTTCTAAAAGCGATAACCGGGTCACGAAGCTATATAATAACTACAAATGAAAACGGTATTCAAGAGATAGCAGTTCGGGGTTTACCTCCTGTTAAGACCGACAGCTTAGGACGCAAATGGGTCAGTTGGGTTAAGCCAGAAGTAACTACATTGCAGGAAATGAATGTACAAGATAAGTATATATTTATAGGTGTAACAGCAAACGGCGTTATGCCTCAAATTGCAACACCTGCTGGATTGCTAGAACCTCATTATATCCAAGCTGCATTAGCGGAATCTATGTTGATACAAAATAGTCCATATATTCCTGATTATGCTACAGCTCTTGAGCTAGGTATATTTGTTGTATCTGTAACACTTGTGTGGATGACATTACATATACTAGGCATAACATGGGGGCTTCTATCAGCAGGGGCTGTTATGTCTTTAACAAGCTACTTGGGCATACTGATGATACAACAAGGTTTGTTAATCGATGTATCTTGGGCAGTGATTAGTCAGTTTATCACCGCAACAATCGCTTTCTATCTTAGGTTTAGAGAGCAATATAAACTAAGGCAGCAGATTAAGAAACAGTTTGAGCATTACTTAGATCCCCGGCAAGTGAAACAATTACAAGATAAGCCAGAGCTGTTAGTTCTAGGTGGCGAGAAGAGGTATGCCACCTTTTTATTCACAGATGTGCGTGGATTCACTAGTATGTCAGAGTCTTTACCACCAGAACAAGTGACTTATATAATGAATAAAGCTTTGACAGCGCAACAATATGCTGTGCAAAGTAATGGAGGTATGGTAGACAAGTATATTGGTGATGCTATGATGGCTATCTTTAATGCTCCCTTGGATCAAGAGGATCATGAAGAGTTAGCAGTACAGACAGCGTTAGATATAGAAAGTAATATGGTTGTTCTTAACGAAGAGTTAGAAGAACAAGGGCTACCAAAAGTAGTTATAGGTATAGGTATCAATAGTGGAGAGGCCGTCATAGGTAATATGGGCAGTGACACAAGGTTTGATTACACTGCTATTGGAGACGCTGTTAATACGGCAGCAAGACTAGAAAGCTCTACAAAAGAGCACGGTGTTGACATATTAATAGGAGAGTCTACTGTTAATAAGATATCCCGCAACTGTGAGTACGTTGGAAGCATAAAAGTAAAAGGTAAACGTAAGGCGTTAAAAGTTTATACTATTTAGAGGAAACGAACATGTTAGCACAATTAATCGGCCCAGTAGCAGGACTACTAGATAAGTTCATACCTGACAAAGATCAAGCAGCAGCATTGGCACATGAGATAGCCACGATGTCTGAGAAACATGCTAATGAATTGGCTAAGGGGCAGCTTGAAGTAAACAAGGCTGAAGCTCAATCAGGCTCTCTGTTTATTGGAGGCTGGCGTCCCTTTGTTGGCTGGGTATGCGGTATAGGGCTTGCTTATAATGTCATACTGTCGCAGTTTCTAGCTATATGGTTTGAAGTACCTACTGTGGATCCTAGCTTGCTAACACCAGTACTTATGGGTATGTTAGGAATGGGCGCTATGAGAAGTTACGAAAAGAAAAACGGTGTTGCCAAGGAAAAGAAATGAAAATATCATTTACAAAACATGCTAACTCTTTAGGAGAGACTTACTTGGAACATTTAGCCTCAGCTTTATTATACGCATGTACTATAGCAGCAGCGTTTGTAGTGTGCTTAATACATGCCTTCTTGCCGTTTCTATTTGAGAACACTGGTGGAGAGATGATTAATCGCCTATCCGACAATATAAACAAAAGAACAAAACAAAACTGTGCATGTTCTACAGCACCTAAGAAGAAAAGGAAAAAAAGCAATGCCCCAAGGTAAAGGTACATATGGAACTACAAGAGGTAGACCCCCTAAGAAGAAGCCTAGCGTAAGAAGTATACATCAAGCAGGTGCTCTCGGTAATCTTAAAAACCCAAAGACAGGTAAATCTACTTACCCAGAGTCTTTAAAGGCCGGGAAAGCTGCAACAAGAAAAAAACCTGTGCGTAAAAGACCAAGATGAGCAATCTACTTATTCAACAGCTTAAACGCCATGAGGGTATGAAGCTAAAGCCATACAAATGTACCGCTGGAAAGCTCACAATTGGAATCGGCCGTAACTTAGATGATGTAGGTATATCTGAGGATGAGGCGGAAACACTCTTACACCATGATATTATAGAGGCTACAAACCAACTTTTGTCGGCCTTCCCCTGGATGGGCAGTCTCAATGATGCACGAATAGGTGCAATGATTAACTTTACATTCAATGTCGGTATTGGCACAGTAAAGAAGTTTAAAATTACATTAGAGCATCTAAAGAATAACGCCTTTGAAGAGGCGGCAACCGAGATGTTAACTTCTCGTTGGAGTGAGCAAGTAGGTGCTAGAAGTATAGAAATAACTGACCAAATCCGCACAGGTAGATGGAAGATTATATGATGTTCTCCATACTTCTGAAGAAGTTTAAAAAACTATTTGCAAAATATTTATTGATTGGTGTGCCCGCTTGGGTTATCTATGAAGAGGTAAAGCACTTTTTTAACCCCCAACAAGTAGGTGAAGTTGTATGTCCGAAACTAAAGAAGTAAGCCCGATGGAAAAACATGTACGGACGGCACTAGCTATACTAATCACAGGGATGTGTTTTTGGATTATAGACACACTGGCTAATCAGACAATACAGACAGCGGTACTAAGTGCCAAAATGGACTCAATACAGCTAGATATCGCAGAGCTAAAAGAGAATAGTAAAACTTATGTTAGTTTAAGCGCGGCAGCAGACGCGCATAATATAATCAATCATAGGCTTGATCAATTGAATCTACAAGTGAGAGCAGTAGAGCTAACTAATACAAAATCTGGCTCTTAACTTAATTAAGGTATTTATTTATGGCAATAGAAGAAGAATTAAAGCTCAATAAAGGGGAATCTGAGGACGACACTAGTAACAATCAGATGACTGAGTGGGATAATGAGCCTACAATAATAGATCTTAAACAAGATATTACAGACGCATCAAGTGATGTATCTGCGCATGTCAGTAAAGTAGACAAGTGGCTAGAGAACCTGAATATAACAGGACAAGCTGTAGTAACTAATGGCAAAGGCCGTTCTAACATAGTTCCCAAACTTATTCGTAAGCAGGCAGAGTGGAGGTATGCTTCGTTAAGTGAGCCTTTCTTAGCCACTAGTGATATCTTTGATGTGGATCCTATCACGTATGAAGATAAGAAAGCTGCAGAGCAGAACGCGCTAGTACTTAATAATCAATTCAATACAAAGATAGATAAAACTAAGTTTGTTGATGAGTATGTCCGAACCGCCGTAGATGAAGGCACCGTAATTGTAAGAGTTGGCTGGGACTTCGAAGAGGAAGAAGTTGAAGTAGAAGTGCCAGACTATGATTTTGAAGTGACACAAGATCCTGCTGAAGTACAACAAGTAGAACAAGCATTACAAGACTCCCAAGAAAACCCACAAGCACACGAAGGCCTAGCTCCTGAAGTACAACAAGCTATGCAATTGTCTGCACAACAGGGTCAACCGATAATTCCTGTGCAAATTGGGTCTCACACAGAAACACAAATAAAAACAATTAGAAACCACCCGACACTAGAAGTATGTAACTATAAGAATATTTCTATAGATCCTACAGCAATAGGTGACTTGTCTAAAGCTTCCTTCCTGTCCTACACTTTTGATAGTTCTAAGGCAGAACTTAAGAGAGACGGTAAGTACAAGAACTTAGATGATATCATTGTTGATGATAATTCTGTATTAGCTGCGCCGGATACTGACACAGATACTAGTGGCGGTGCTTCGTTTACATTTAATGATGAGCCTAGAAAAAGGCTTACTGTTGTGGAGTATTGGGGCTTCTGGGATATTCACGATGATGGGACAGTTGCCCCGATTGTGGCTGCTTGGGTTGGGAAAACATTAATACGTTTAGAAGAGAATCCTTATCCAGACCAGAAAATCCCATTTGTCATTGCACAATACTTACCTGTGCGTAGATCCCTATATGGTGAGCCTGATGGCGAGCTACTAGAAGATAACCAACGTATAGTGGGGGCTGTTACCCGTGGTATGATTGATACTATGGGCCGCTCTGCTAATGGACAACAAGGTATTCGTAAAGACGCCTTAGATATTACTAATAAGCGTAAGTTCGATAAAGGACTTGATTATGAGTTCAATGGTAGTGTCGATCCTAGGGTAGCATTTCATATGCACACTTACCCTGAAGTTCCACAATCTGCGCAATTCATGCTTGGCTTACAAAACAATGAAGCAGAGAGCCTTACAGGTGTTAAAGCTTTTAGTTCTACTGGTATTACAGGTGCTGCACTAGGTGAGAATGTCGGTGGCATTAAATCAGCTATGGATGCAGCCTCTAAAAGAGAGTTAGGTATTCTCCGCAGATTAGCTACAGGCATTAAAGAAATAGGCCGTAAAATTATTAGTATGAATGGCGAGTTTCTTGATGAAGAAGAAATAGTTAGAGTTACTAATGATGAGTTTGTTCCTGTTAAGAGGGATGACCTAGCAGGTAACTTTGATCTACGCCTATCTATTAGTACTCCAGAAGCAGATGAATCTAAAGCCAAAGAGCTTGCCTTTATGCTTCAAACTACAGGTCAGACTATGGGGCCAGAGTTCTCAAAGATAATATTGAGTGATATAGCTAAATTACGTAAGATGCCTGATTTAGCTAAAAGAATATCTGACTATGCACCACAACCAGATCCTCAAGCACAAGAGAAAGCTATGCTTGAGATAGAACTATTAAAAGCACAAATTGCTACTGAAATGTCTAAAGCTAATGAGAACAATGCTGAAGCTGAATTAGACAAAGCCAAGATTGGCAACTTACAGAGTGACACTGACTTAAAAGATTTGGATTTCCTAGAACAGGAATCCGGAACCAAGCAAGCGCAACAAATGCAATTGCAAAGCGAGAAAGCTAAGAAAGATTTACAGGGCAATCTTATTCAACAATCTGAAAAGAATCAGTTTGATAGAGAAGAGAATAGATTCGCTGCAAATAGTTCCGCTAATTCTCTTTAATTAAACCGAATCTCTTCCCGTAAGGGAGAGGACACAGAAGGACTATATACTATGAGAAATAACTCTGAATCAGAGACTATTGAGCTGACTATTGAGCAAGCAAAAAACTTAATCAAAAGAGGCGAGTCTTTAAAAAAACTTTACAATAACAAAGACTTTAAAAATGTAATCTTAGAAGATTACTTTAAAGATAATGCAATACGTTTAGTGCATCTTAGAAGTGATCCTAACTGCCAAACAGATGAAATTCAAGGCAACATCTTACGTGAGATGGATGGCGTTGGCTCACTGAAGAAATACTTTAATGTTATTTTGGCTTTAGCATCAAGAGCAGAGCAGGACTTAGCAGCAGCAGAAGAAGCCCGTGAGGAAATAGCTGCAGAGGAGCTGTAAGATGGCAAACACTGAAACACAAAGTGATCAATCATTCTTAGATGCTTCAGATGAAGCAATGATGGAAATGGCCCCTCCTGCTCTAGAAGAAGAAGAAATTGAAGAGGCGCCAATTGAAGAGGATACAGGCGATGATACTACAGAAAATAATGAACATACTGAAGAACCTGCTTCTGATACTGAAGAACGACACGATACTTCTGATGAGGTATCTGCGGAAACAGACGAAGAGGATAGTGTCTTATCTCAGGACGATGATACAGAGATAGATGAAGATAAAGAAGTTGCACAAGATACAACTTTTGACAATGCTGAAACTACAGACGAAGAAACAGATGCTGCCAATGATGAGGCAGACCCTGTTGGCAAGATAGATTACAAGGCTGAGTATGATCGTATAATGGCACCATTTAAAGCTAATGGTAAGACTATGCAACTAGACAAAGCCGAAGATGTAATTCAGTTAATGTCTATGGGAGCTAACTATAATCAAAAGATGAGAGCGCTAAAACCTAATCTTAAGATTATGAAAATGCTTGACAACAATAACTTACTAGACGAAAGTAAGCTGAACTACTTAATAGACCTGGATAAGAAGAACCCAGATGCTATTACTAAGTTACTCAAGGACAGTGGTATAGACCCACTCAATGTTGATGTAGAAGAAGATTCTAAGTATAAGACTAACAATGCTTACACTGTTAGTGACAAAGATGTAGAACTTGATACTGTGTTAGAGGAAATTCAACACTCAACTAGTTACCAAGAAACAATTGATGTCATAAGCAACAAGTGGGACGAGCCTAGTAAAAGAATCATTTTAGACGACCCAAATATTATACGTGATATTAATGCTCACATCGCAGATGGTGTATATGCAGAGATTATGACAGTAGTAGATAGGGAACGAGTTTTAGGTAAACTTAACGGTGTACCGGATATTACAGCTTACAATCGAGTAGGTGAACATATGCAAGCTAATGGGATGTTTAAAGCGCAACAAACTACCCCAGCCGCCACTACAAATGTTAAACCAGTCGAAAATAGTAAGAAGATAGATCCAAAGCTCAACAAAAGAAAACTAGCTGCAGGAGGCACTAAAAGTGCTCCATCTAAGAAAGGCAGATCAGACTTCGATCCACTAGCCCTATCAGATGAAGAATTTGAAAAGCTTTCTGTTAATGATTTTAAATAACTAAGGAGTGACCACTAATGGCACGTATTTATAATGATCCCGCAGGAGGATCAGAAAGCACAGTAGGTAATCAATTACGTACTGACTATTACCAAAAAAAGGCTCTTATCGAAGCTAAAAAAGAGCAATACTTCGGCCAAATGGCTGATACAACATCCATGCCTAAGAACATGGGAAAGACGATTAAGCTCTATCATTATTTACCTCTACTCGATGATGCAAACATCAACGATCAGGGTCTAGATGCTGCTGGCGCTACAACAAACCAAGACTGTACAGTCGTAGTTACTATGTCTGACGGTTCTTTGCCTAATATTAATCTAGCAAACTCAGTTGGCAACGCTGCTCACTTTGTTGGTCTAGGTGCTGATGCTGCAGCTGCTAAAGCTGACGTTATCGTACATGTAAACGCATGGATGGAGCAGCTTGCTGTTGCTGGAGGCCTGGCTGTGTCACTTGTTGGATCTTCTGCAGCTCTTAAGTTTGCTGACGGTGTTAATAGCACTGATGGTCTTGCTTACGTTAAAGGCTTCCGCTTTAAGACTAGCGCAGGCACAACTATCGAAGCTACTGCTACTCTTACTTCTCAACCTGCTTATGGTAACCTATATGGTTCATCTCGCGATGTTGGTACGATTACTGCGAAACTTCCTGCTCTTTCTGAGTCAGGTGGACGTGTTAACCGTGTTGGCTTTAAGAGGCGTGAGCTTGAAGGAACTATTGCTAAGTTCGGTTTCTTTGATGAGTATACACAAGAGTCTATGGATTTTGATACAGACTCTGAATTGCAAATGCATATCAATCGTGAAATGATCAATGGCGCTAACGAGATTACTGAAGACGCTCTTCAGATCGATCTTCTTAACGGTGCTGGTGTTGTTCGCTTTGGTGGCGTTGCTACTCAAACAAGTGAAATTACTGGTGTTGCCGCTACTAAGTCTGTTGTGTCTTACAACGACCTAATGCGTCTATCTGTAGATCTTGACAACAACCGTTGCCCTAAGAATACCAAAATTATTACTGGTACTCGTATGGTCGACACTAAAACTATTAACGCTGCTCGTTATATGTATGTAGGTGCTGAACTTGTACCTGCTCTTAAAGCAATGGCTGATAGTTTCTCAAACCAAGCATTCATGTCAGTAGAGAAATATGCTGATGCAGGTAATGTCGCTAATGGTGAAATTGGTTCTATCGACCAATTCCGTATTATCGTTGTTCCTGAAATGATGCGTTGGGAAGGTGCTGGTGCTGCTGAAGGTACTAACGCCGGTTACCGTGCTACTGGCGGTAATTATGACGTGTATCCAATGCTTGTTGTTGGATCTGAGTCATTTACTACAATTGGTTTCCAAACTGACGGCAAGACTGTTAAGTTTAAAATCAAACATGCTGCACCGGGTTCAACTGAATCTTATGCATCAGACCCATACGGCGAAACTGGCTTCATGAGTATCAAATGGTACTATGGATCTCTGATTCTACGTCCAGAGCGCATTGCTCTGATTAAAACTGTTGCCCCTTGGTAATAGTTATTTAACCTAAGAGCCCTCCCCCAACGGGGGAGGGTTTCTCTCTTAAACATATAATGGAAGAAAAAGTTATGACTATCAACACAGACCAAATAGCAGAATCAACTGTACCTGCACAAGACGAATTGACAGTACTAAAAGCGCGTGCAGCTACTCTCGGAATTAAACATCATCCTTCAATAGGATTAGATAAGCTGAAAGCTAAAGTAAACGGTGCTCTGTCAGACACCCCAACAGAAGTTGCGGAAGATATTATGAATGAAGACCAAGGTGTCTTAAAAGAACTAGCAGACATTCCTGAAACCGAACTACAGATGATCAGTAGATTGCGCCGTGAAGCTACACAGCTCCAACGTGTCGTCATTGCCTGTATGAACCCACAGAAGAAAGAGTGGGAAGGTGAAATTTTCACAGTAGGGAACAGCGCTGTAGGATCTATTAAGAAGTACGTGCCTTTTAATAATGATGAAGGGTGGCATGTTCCAAAAATGCTCCTAAACATGATTACAGAACGTAAGTGCCAAATATTTGTTAATGGCAAAAACCACAAAGGCCAGTCAGTCAAAGTGGCTAAATTAATCAATGAGTTTGCTATACAATACCTCCCTGCATTAACTGGGGAAGAGTTAAAAGATTTAGCTCAAAAACAAGCAATGTCTCACGCTATAGACGCATAACCATAAGGTAACAGCACCATGTCAACTATTTCAACTGCCCATCTCACTGAACAAGACCTCGAAGGCACAGGCGTCTTCGATATATTAATGGATGCTACGAAGCAGCATATTAAAACAGAGTTTGATGCAAATAGGGTGACTGGTGCTGATTACGCCCAATTATATTCAACAGCTATCACAAATGTGTTGCAACAAAGTATTGCTTTTCTTTTGAATAAAGAAATTAATGATAAGCAAGCAGATTTGTTAACAGCACAAATATCTAAGTTAGTCAAAGACGAAGACCTAGTAGATCAACAGATACTACAGAGCGTACAACAAACAGAGCTACTAGAGGCCCAAGTAAGTTTAGCTTATGCACAGATACAAGACACAGTGAATATTAAAGACGTTTCAACTACTGTTACTGGTTTGGTGAGTCGTCAAAGACTACAAACAGAAGCAGAGACAGCACTTGTAGGTACACAGAAAAATGTAGCCCTTGCGCAGATCCTTGATAATGTCACAACTACTCCTGGTGTCGTAACAGGTTCTATAGGCGCTCAGAATGCGGCAGTTACTGCACAGAAAGCCAACGTAGTCTCTGAGAACGCTAACATTGGTAAAGCAGGACTAAAAATAGATGCTGAGAAATCACTACTAGTACAGAAAACGGTATCCGAATTAGCTCAAACAGAGGATGATGCTACAGGTACTGGTGGATCCCTCAATGAAGGTTTGATCGGCAAACAGAAACTGCTTTATGTAGCACAGACAGACGGCTTTGCTAGAGATGCAGAACAAAAGTTTGCTAAGATTGCGTCAGACATGTGGGCAGTTGCTTACACAGTTGAAGGGACAACCTTTGGGTATCCTGCAGGTTGGTCAGGCGCAGACATCAATACCATACTCAATAAGGTGGCAACAGGAATAGGCGTTTCGACTGGATAAGGGATAACCAATGGTACAAGCAATATCGGTCAATACTTCAGTGCAGGAAGTGTTTAATGGATCCGCTCCAGATAGAAAAAGTAATCTAATTGCAGCTATTATAGGTGGTTGGGATATCCCAATAACTCTTGTGCAAGACTTATCTCGTGGAGCTGAATTTACAGAAAAGTCTGAAAGGTACTATGATTTAGGCGCAGCCTCAGAAAAAATTGGACTGCCTATTCCGTTTAATTTTTCAGCCTCTGATGAAACCGAGTTAGAGTATAGGCCTGCAGTTAAATCAATTATTGCTGTAGAAGATAGTATCTCTGACGAAAATAACATCATAATATTCGATTTAGAAATTACATATGTAAATAAGTATCGGCTTCTGCAAGAAGCCGTACAGGATATGGCCACCTATCTTTTACCATCACAAAGCTTTCAAGCTAACGATGCATACTATCCTTTAACAAATGGTACCCCTAGGTGGACTAGTACTTCAGACACATCTCTAGATATAGAGTTATCTCCTGAGTGGTCTAGATCGTATAGTAGTATGCCTGCTGATATAAACGTCAGTACAAATATACCTTATAAAGCTGGAAACACCGTCTATGTAACTGCACGTTATTATTATAAATTAAATACCCCAGGAAAATCTGGGCAAGATAATGTCACTTACCTACGAACATGGAATTATCAAAATGATACAAGTAGTGTGGCACCATATGCCTCTATTAATGTAGATACTTCACTTATACAGGGTGGGGAGTTCTACCCAATTCTTCCATTTAGAATTAATGGGGTTTGGGCCGAAGATAGCCCATACTTCAAGGACACATTCCCTACTATTACAGCCACAATGCTTGCTGTGGGTCTCGGATATGAAGACTTGAAGAAAGCAGTTAATCCTGAGAATGCTCCGGGCTGGACATCAAATGATATGCCCTTAGAAGATTTAGATGATGCCGTGTTATTATTTGGGGTGGATATGTCTCTTGATGAGGATATATTTAATAGATATCTTTTCCAAGCGTTCCTGTCTTACCACTACAGCTTAGCAGGTGCTACTCAAGCTGAATGGTATACTTGGAGAAACAATAGTAGTTGGGAAACCTTAAACAGACCAAGGAATATGATTGAAATACGCACAAGTACTTTGGTCTTTAGGCTAGAGTATCAGTGGTCAAGTGTGCAAGTAAGAACAGGTAATATATCTACAGACTCGCTCTACAGTGCTACATCTAATTTACCTAACCAACCGGGAACAGTAAATCCTGTTACAGAGCCTGCATCTACTGCGGGGCAAGTAGTAAGACTACAGCATGAGGGGACAGAGTACGAGGGTTCCCAAAGTGGTATCCATAGAGAAGATAGGTTAGTCTTAAGAAAGCCCCTCGGCACTAGTACAACACAATATATAGAGGTAGTAGTGTTTGGGTTGAATGGAATATATGACGTACAGCGCAATGGCTGGCAAGAAGAGGGCCAGTTTAGGGTGTTTATGTATGGGGACAGAAATTGGAGTAATGGCAACATGGTGTTGCCATTAAGCCGAGACTTTGTAAGGAAATTTAATAAAGAAGATGAAGAAGAAATCTTATATAGAACCCTGCAGATCATGCTCTATGCGTCCAATGTGCACAGCCTTGGGTTTTTTCAAAGCAATCTGTTTAAATTTGGCTTCTTCATATTTCAGATAATTACAGCATTTATACCTATGGTAGGATTTGCGAATGCATATTTAAGTGCTGTTGCCACTGAAGGATTTAAAGCAGCAACATGGGCGGCACTTGTAAAAGGGTTTGAGAAATTAGGGGAACTACTTGTTCTGACTATTAAAGTTGGTGTAGTCTCATTTATGGCAATAGAGATATTTGGTATGGATGTTGGTCTTGTAATGTATGCAGCTATAACAGTAATAGCTGGATATGCATTAATAAGTGAAACAGCTGTTCTAGGGTTAACTGCAGTAGAACTAGCAACTGCTGCCCATGCAGTAGATCTAGCAGTTAATCTTCATATTACTAAAAATTATATGGAACTTTCAGATGATATCAAAGATTACGATAAGTCTTTAAAAGAAAAACAAGACGCAATGAAGGATGAAGTAGATGGGTTAGGTGTTGATTATACTCTAAGTAGTATATCAATTATCCGGGCGCCTCAAAAGAACGAAGCTAACGAAACAGTAGCAGGATTCTACAATAGGACTATACTTACTAAGAATGTAGGTGTATTGTCTCTGTTAGCTGTACAAACAGCGGTATCAGGTAAACTTGAATTACCTTTACCAGATTATAATCTAGGAACGAGGTACGCATAATGGCATTCGGTGATAATACGAGCATTGCATCAGACTTTGCAGGGGGCACGGACACAAAGGGACTATTTAAGAGATACGCTGAAATTAATAAAAATCCCGGAGACAGGTCATTTGCGTCTAGAATTATTAATCCTGATGGAATTCCAGGTAATGGTGATATATTCAGTACAAACCCTTTTGGGAAGTCTGGTTTATTTGGAGAAGAGGGGTTTTTCTCAGCAGGGAACCTAGGGAAATATGGTGATTTAGCAAAAGGCGCTGCAGGATTGTTTAATGCTTATAATGCAAATAGACAATTTGGGTTGGATAAACAAAAGCAAGCTTTTTTCCAAGAAGCTACTACTAACCAACTTAATAATAATGTACTGCAAGCTAATAAAGATGACGGCAACAAGCTTGCCTTTAATCTCAATAGAGAGGCTGCTAATATAGCTGACGGCTATGTACCGCCACCGAATCAGTATCAAGGGGCGTATAATGCTACAGGATTCCAAACGCTTGGAAATACGCCTAAAGATGAAAGTCTTTACGGCCCTTCCTCTGGACTAGGAAGTGTAACGCAAAAAGAGTACCCACGAAGAGCTCTTACATAATTTAATAGACAATAAAACTACTAACTAATATCTAGGAACATATCATGGCATTTAAACCTATCTCGATTGCACAGCCTGCTAATAGCTTGCGTAGCTCTAATGCTTTAAGCGAAGCAGTGACGGCTGCAGGACAAACTTTTAGTGAGCTGGGGAATAAATACCAAGGCTTTAGAGATACTGATAATCTATCAAACTTCAAGCAGGAGTTTCAGGGCTTAACTCCAGAAGAAGTAGACGCAAAACTAGCTAACGGTACTGATTATCAAGATAAATTTAATTTACGTGATAGTGTGTATAACACCGCTGCTAATGCATTGCCTGAAGAAGCTGTTACATACCAGGCTTTGCAGGAAAAAAATCAAAGCAACAATGTAATGAAAGACATTAATGGCCTATTGCAAAAAGGCGAAAATAATGAGGCTATGGAGCTATGGGGCAATTTTGGTGGTAATGTACAGGCTAACGCCGCAAATGAAGGTTTCATTGATAAGCTAACAGGGATGAGAACCGCTGCACAGACAGAGGATATCAAAGGGAAGCTTGGATACGTCAATCTTAAAGACTATCAGGCAAACATAGAAGCCAGTAACTCTGTTAATGCCGTGACAGCTCTTGACGCAAATATAGCAGAGAGCCCTGATTTAGCCGGCCTTGTAGAACTCAATGAAAATAATCGAGCTGTCCTAACATCAGAGGGTAAAAAATTACCTAAAGATCAACAGGAGATGTTACAGGGTGTACTAAAGAATATTGATAATGATATAACCGAAGCTGGGCAAGTTAATCCTCATTCACAAGTAGCAATGAGAAAACATTTAAAAGAGCAAGTAGAGGCAGCCAATCCACAGCTGACCCCCAGTGAAGTCGAGACTCAAGTAAATGGCTTATTAGAAATTAATACGGCAGCTACTACCAACAGCACTAATGAACTCACAAAGATAGAAGATGATTTAAAAGTCTATGACAGGCTTCAATCAACAGATATTGCAGCTAAAAGAGCTAGTCTAGCTCTAGAGGTAAGTCTTAATCCTTCTGTATTGCCTGATTCTGCTGCAGCTAAACTAGCCAACGAAACTGCACTTGTAGAGTACATTGGGGGAGTAAGTTCCACTGATGGGCAGGCGGCAGCACAAGAGAAAACAGACGCGATGCTTTTAGCTGGTTGGACTGAGGGCGAAGTGATGCTTTTTCTAAAGAAAGCCTCAGACAAAGGAGATGATTCTTCGTTTGCGTGGAGACAAGACAAAGAAATAATATCAGGTAGAATGGATGATATTGCTGCTGAGTTTTTAAAAAGAAAAGTAAAGGAAAATGATCCTGCTGGCTTAAACCAAATAAAACAGTTTAATGAAGAAAACACTCGGAGTATCTCTGCAAAGCAACAAGCTCTGTCACTTCAAGAGGCCGCATCTGGACAAAAAAGAGATGACGAAGAATTTAGGTTACAGCAAAAATACATAACAGAGCGTGGTGGAGATGGTTTGGGTAGGGGCGCTTCGCCGTTTGCTAAACGCCAACGCAATGCTCGGTTTAAAGGAAAACCTAATCCAACGGAAGACGCAAAGTTTATAAAAGGGTCAGTACCACCTAAAGACACACAGGTGGATGTTAGTGGCCCTTCTCTTGAAGAGATAGCGAAAAAGGAAGAAGCTAAGGCAGCTGCAACCATAGCCAAAGCCACCGCTGCAGCCTCTAAAGCAGCGAATTCTAACGACCCGGTGGTAGTAAAAGCTGCTGCTGATAGGACAACAGCTATAGAGCGTCAGTTAAAAAGTGAGGGGTACGCCCCAAGACAGATGAGTGAAGAAGACGTAAAAGCTCTTCCTCGATATCAAGAGATAAATGCTGAGATGGAAGAGGCAGACACTGCTAAAAAAGCAGCGGCCTTAAAGAAAACTACAGAAGCGGACGCCCCAGTTATTGCAAAAGAGCAAAATGTTGCAACTCAGATAGCTGCTTTTGTAAAAAAGAACCCAGCTGCAATGTTCAGTCCAAGATATTCTAAAGAGGTAATGAAACCTTTAAGAGCTATGGTCGAAGACATAGGCCCAGGCTACATTAAAAGAAAGGTCAGAGAGCTATTGACTGGGAATCAGTCAATGGGTGTTATTGATATGCTGACTAGAGGCTCTGCCGCAGAAGACATGCTTTCTGCAGAAGACAGTCCATTCAAAGAAATTGCTAAAGACAAGGGAACCATTAGTGCTATCAAATCATTTCTCAACACGGAAAGAAAAGCTGCTAAAAAGGCTCTA